GATTTCCTGCACTTCTCGGTTCCGGACAAAGGTCCGCTGACAGACTACGAGAACTGGATGCCGGATTTTATGAAAGGACTGGCAGCCGGCATCGACAAGAGCAAGAAGTATGTGGAAAAAGCGGTAGGCGGTGTGGCGAAAGCCATGCAGCTGACCATGGATTCTGATCTGAATTACAGCTTGCATGGGATTTCCGGAGCAATGCTGCCCAACAGTTCCGGTGGAACGGTGAACAATTATTACAACACGGACAACCGAAAGACAGTGAATCAGACGAATCAATCGCCGAAGGCACTGTCACGGTTGGAGATTTATCGGTTGACACGGAATGCGTTGAATGTGTAGAGTGGTAAACTGGAAGTTGTGTTTTTGATTATTCAGAATCCACCGTAATGTTTTAAGGTTTCTGCTGCAATTTCAGAACCGA